CCTGATCTTCCATCACGCAGGATGTTGAAGCATATAATACTTTAGGTATATTAAAAGTCTCACACGAATCTATAAGTCTTTGGGTTGCCACTATATTGTTAATTATATAATCAAAAGGATTATCTAAAGACTCTCTAACATTGGCGGATGCTGCTAGGTGTATAACCATATCAACATCTAACCTAGGAACTCTTCTTTCAGATTTAAATATCTCATAGAAATCAATATCCATAATATTATTTTCTATAACTTCAATCTCATTTTCTTCTAGAATTTTTTGTCGTTCTCTTTTTAAACTAACCTCATACGAGTCATTGAAATCATCTACACCAAAAACACTATGATTTTTACTTAGTGCCATAGCAGTATGAAATCCAATGAAACCAGAAATACCAGTTATAAAAATTCTCAAAGCACTATCCATCCTTCTGCTAATGCTATTAAAAGACCAATGAATGGTATTAAACCAAGTAGAAAGAAAAATAATCTTTCTTTACTATTCATGTTCACCACCTTTACCTCTAAGACTTGTACTAATCTTTTCTTTTCGTACTTGTCTAAAATATAGAGCAGTCAATACGGTCATTGTAATAAACAAGGCGTGAGCAATAGCAGATATACCAAAAGCATAGATACTCTCTATAATATAAATCCCAAATACAGCAGACCACATCCAGGCAAGTATTTGCATAGACATAAACTTAACTTGAAAGGGCAAATCTTTAAGAGCATTTACCCTATCGTTCATTATAATATCATAATAATTCTTCATCATATTACTTATCGTATAATGCCGTTAAGGTTCTGTACTTACTTTGAGCAAGTGCTAGTGCTTCAACCTTCTTTTCAACTGTTATTATATAATCTATATGTTCAGCAACACCTGATGGGTTGTCAAAAAATGTTCTCAATTCTGCCTTACCCATTTCGATATCTGCTTCAACTTTTTTTATTAGTGCTTCTTTAATCATTTTTTACCTTACTGTCTGGTTCTAGGGCGATCCAATATTCGATTGGTTTTACTTTGTTTTTAAAATGGGATATTGATTTACTAGAAACAGCAACATCATAATCACCTGGTACAATCTTCAAATTCTCAATCTTGAAGTTAAACACAAAGTCAGCATTTGCCGTACCTACAGGTTCTTCATAAGAATTTGCAGAATTCTTTTTATCGTGAACTTTTAAAACTAAGTCTTGACCAGTTTTACCTACTAGTGATAGATCAGGCAACTTCATAATAGCAGACATCTTCATCAACTTAGATAATATATTGTTCTTCAATTCAAAAGAAACTTCGGCGTCTGGCATTACTACATCTTTTTGAGGTGCAACTATAACACTTTCATCTGAAAAGAAATACTTTGCTTTAGACTTCGATCCTTCAGAATTTACAGTCATAAACTTTTCATTAGTCATATCTAAATCTGGTTTATCAAAGGCAGATACGATACCTAATAATTCTGATAGATCATATACGGCAAACTGTTTGTCAAACGATTCAGGTATCGTTGCCTTTGCCAATATGTTTTTCATTGTTGAGATAGTGGATAATTCACTACCTGGTTTCACTAGAATATTTGTATTGATCTCCGAAAAGTTTTTCAATACTTCTAGTGTTTGGTCACTTACTTTCATCATTTGTTTCCTCACTCATTAATAGTATGATATAGTGGACTGCTTTTAACAGGTCAGTCCGATTGTACCCGTTCTTCTTACCATAGCGACACAAATATTTAATTGCATTTGCCTGGCAAAAATCTTTATTGATATTCAGGTGCCTCAAGATATCTTGAACCTGAAAACCCTCATCTGTTGTTGAATAGTGTTGTGTATATGTTGACTGTAAATAAGAGTCAATCTCTTTTATAATTTTATCTTCACCGTATTTCATCTTCACCTCATTCATAATATAGTGGGTATTGTTTTTGTCTGTAATAAATCACGACAAGGTACAATACCCATGACCTATTTGGTGTCTCTTAGCAAGACACTCTACCTCTATTAGGACTTACGGACTGCCTAACAGTACTATTTATACGATTACTTTGAGTAAGCGTAAGCAGTACCATATAAAGCATTGATCCCTGCGGCTACAATCGCTTTTGTAGGTGTTCCAACTCTATAAGAAGTGTTGTTACCATTAGTACCAGTATTCTGGTTAATGTAGATCATATGACCTTCACTTCTCAATTGGTCAATCATCGCTCTAGGTGAAACTAGATCAAATCTTGATCTTAAAGTCTTCCAGAAAACTGGTTGACCTTTTGAAAGTAAGTTTAATACTTTCTGTTTTTTTGATAGTTTTGCTCTCGCCATTATTCTATCTCCTCTGTTGTTTTGCGGTCTCACATTAACACATTCCAACTCCCTGACCGCTGGGGAACTTGAAAACCATTTAAGAAGGTTCATCTGTCTCTCCTTCTTCTCATTCTTCGTTCTTTAGCAACCCGTCTTAAACTCTCTTTATGTTTTCTTTGCCGTTTAAGACTTGGTTTTTCATACGACTCTCTTAATCTCAACTCTCGAAGGATGCCTTCCTTCATTAACTTTTTCTTTAATTGACGGATTGCCCGCTCAACATTATTTCCCTTGACTATTACTTGTACCATATTCCTTATCTATTTGCTTCTTTATGTAATCTATAAACCAAGGGTTATCTACGAACACTTGCATTATACCATTTGTCATTGTATTAACAATCTTTTCTTCTTTATTAAACTTCTCTAGTGTTTCAACCATACCATACTGATAAGCAACACCATGCATAACTTCATGTAATAATGTATTGGCACCGTGAAGTGAATCAACATAATCACCTCTTATACCAATCTTTCTTTCGTTGGCAAAAAACTCGCCGACTGCTTCTTCAGTCGTAGCAAAACTTGATGGCCAGACATCTAACTCGTATTGTTGATATCCTATTTTGATTTTATCTTTTAACATAATTCATTATAACATTTTTATTACAAATAGTCAAGCACATATTAAAAAACTATGCCAAACTGAAGAAAGAAACACAATTTGGCATAGTAAGGACTAGGTGATTTTTAGTAATTGGTATTATCAACTGCCTCCTCATCACCATTGGAATCTTCTTCTAAGACATCTTCTTGTCCATAGTTGGTCACATCTTCCCCAGCGTCAACTTTGGTATAAAGGTCTAAGAAACTTGCTTTCGTATCATCATCAAATCTATTCACGCACATTTCAATAGATTTCATCTTGTCTTTAAAGATGGCATATGCTTCTACAATGTGAACTAATCTTCTGGTAGATATGATTTCGTCAATACCACCATCAAAGTAGGTTTTTCTTATCACATCTGCCCAGGTCACTAGGTTTTTAGCAAACTCTTCGGTAGTTTTGTTTATCATATCTTTGGTAGATAATACATTTGATAAAATCTTATTCTCGATCTTAACAGTAGGATAAGACTGTTCAACTGTAATTGGGAATCTCTCAAGAAATGCCTCGTTCAGTACATTGGTACCGATGAACTTACCACTCTCGGATCCCTGCCCCTTAGTATTGGCAGTAGCAACAACTGTGAAACCATCTTTTGGTTTAACGAACTTGTTAATCTTTTTGACATAAATGCCGTTGCCTTCTAAGATAGGTTGTAAACACATAATCTTATTTGAAGCAAGGTCAATCTCATCTAAGAGAAGAACAGCGCCTCTTTCCATTGCTTCGATAACAGGACCGTTTTGCCACACGGTGTCGCCGTCTCTAAGTCTGTATCCCCCTAGTAGGTCATCTTCATCAGTCTCAATGGTAATGTTAACTCGGATCAACTCTCTATTCAACTCGGCAGCCGCCTGGGTTACATTTAAAGTCTTACCGTTACCGGATAATCCAGTGATAAACATTGGATAGAACTGTTTGGATTTAAGTATTGATTTAATGTCTTTGAAATAACCCCAAGGTACGAACTCGGAAAATTTACTTGGCACAACTTTGCCCTCAAGACTTGAAACGATATATGCTGCTTTCGTTT